TGGCACCTTGGTCATGGCTTGTTGACTGGGTTTTCCATATCCAGTCGAGCATCGAGTCCAACTCGAGGCTCGGTAACAAGCAAGTTGTCATGAACTATGGTTACGTCATGGAGAAAGAATCCGTGGCTCACCTGGTGAATGGTAGCCAAGTAGGCCGTTATTCGACCTACACCGTGGAAGGCGGGACCGTTGCTCAGCTGAGCAACGCAAGCTGGTTCCGCCGTCTACGTGCAAACCCCTTCGGGTTCCAGGCAACGTCGTTCTCGGGGTTCAACCCGGAACAACTAGCCATCCTCGTCTCCCTCGGCCTAAGCCGAGGTTGACACACCGAGATAAAGCTCGGATCCCATCTCTCAATTAAGGAGTCCCTATGGCCCTCGCCGACCCGCAGTCCGTCACGATTGACGGATCTGCCATCTCACTCCCACGGATCAAGTCCGCTGGGAACGTTACCACCTACACCTCTGCCGACGGCGCCTACACCTTCCTGGTGAGGCAGTCCGCTACGAAGCAGCGGGTTCGGACGGAGATCCGCGTCTCTCAGACGAAGATCGCCACCGACCCGCTCACGGCCCTCAACCTTTCGGTTGGGGACTCCGTGTATCTCGTCGTGGACCGCCCCCTCGTTGGGTGGACGGCTGCCGATCTGAAGAAGCAGGTCGATGGCCTCACGGCCTGGACTGCTGCATCTTCCGGCGCGAACCTGTTGAAGGTTCTTCAGGGGGAGTCGTAGTGATCGACGCGAATACGGTGTCCCTTGGGACACTTCTCCTCGTCGCCATGACGGCTCAAGGTCTCACTCTGATTGGCTGGCTTAGGCCGACCGACCGGAATGTGGGCAGTAGGGGAAAGCGAGTGCTGTAGGCCGGACTCAGTATACCTCTCGAAAGGGGAACTGATGAAAAGCCTGTTAGAACTCCATACCAATATCGCTCATGACATGGGCGAGTGGTTGGGCGTAGACCCCTCGCGAGACATCAAGACGATGTGCTCGCGATGCGCTAAAGAAGGCGATGAGTTTCTCATACTCAACCTTCCGACCTTCTGCGACGGCGTTCTGTACGCCGTCCGTGAAGGTGCTTTTGATCCCTCCATGACGCCGGGTTTCCGGTGCCGTGGTGGTCTCCCCGTGTTCTTGCGGGGTTACATGGATCGATTGTTTAGCGCGGATTGTTCTCTGCGAGTCGACGCTGATCATAAGGCTCTCACTGCCATCCGGCAGATCTGCCTTCTCAGCAAGAAGATCGAACGGCCCGTCAAGGGTCGCCGGCTCCTGGAAGCTCAGAAGAGCTTCGTCGACTGTGACAAAGAGGTGGGTAATTGGGAGGATACTTTCGATAACCCAACGCTGAGAGATACGTTTAAGACGGTCTCGAAGTACCTTTTCCGTGATATCTGGTATGAGCTGATGAACGAGGTAAACTCGTTCTCCCTCATCCCTCGTCACGGACCTGGCGCGGTCGCCGAGAAGTTATCGGCGAAGGCAAAGTGGGACTTTCCGTTCTGGTACGAAAGTATCGAGCGGTATTTCCCTCATCACCTTTACACCGACTACGACGGCCGGTGTGACATGCGCGATGTTGTCGCGATTCCGGACGAGCAACCCGTTAGGGTTGTCTTCGTTCCTAAAACGGTCAAGACACCACGTGTTATTGCGATCGAGCCCAGCTGTAGGCAGTTCTGCCAACAATCAGTTGCACGCTTCCTTTACAAGAAGCTGAGGCGCAGGTACCGAGGTCTGGACTTAACAGACCAAACTCGGAATCAGCGCATGGCCCGACAGGGTTCGCGTGATCAGTCGTACGCTACCTTGGACTTGTCCGAGGCTAGCGATCGTGTGTCCACGACGCTCGTGGAGTGGCTAACTGATAGCCACCCTGAGGCGTTCGACGTGCTTATGGCACTACGTACGTCTCGAGCTGAGCTTCCCGATGGGACTGTAATCCCCCTCAGGAAGTTCGCGTCTATGGGATCAGCGCTCACATTCCCGATTGAAGCCATGGCGTTCTTCGCCGCGGCAGTTGTCGGGATCATGAGTGCTAGAGGACTGACCTCTCCCAAAGCTGTGAAGCTCCGGGATGTCTCCGTCTTTGGGGACGATATCATCGTTCCTGGAGACGCCTACGACTCCGTCTGTGGTGTCCTAGAAGCCTTAGGGCTGAAGGTCAACACGAAGAAGTCCTACGGTTCCGGTCCTTACCGTGAATCGTGTGGCAAGGAGTATTTTGCGGGTGAGGATGTCACGATATCCAAACTCAAGAAAGACCTCCCAACTTCTAGGAGGAATGCCCAAAGTCTGGCATCGTTAGTGGCCATGAGGAATGAGATGTACCTCAGGTCTTATGATGCGTCCGTCAGGTGGCTGGATGCGCAGATATCACGCGTCATCCGCTTCCAACCGGCTCCGTTGTACCATCCAAGTCTTTCGGCTTGGACGACGGAGTTGGTGATGCCCGATCGGGTTGATCTGCGTTTGCAGGTTGGCCAGATAAGGCGACCCATCCTGAAACCTGTCGCTCGAGAGTATCGAGTGGACGGGCGAGAAGGGGTCTTCAAGTGGCATCTCGAGTCGATAGACTCGGGGTTCCACCGGGGTTCGACGAATCCGTACGATCCGAC